TTATGCGGCTCTCGAAACCTCATTTGCCCACATTTTGCCCACATTCTCGCGCGCCAGCATCTCACCCATGCGCTCCGACAGCTCGTCCAGATCATCATCGAAAAGGTCGGCGTACACGTCCAACGTCATGGCCGCGCTCTTGTGCCCCAACTGCCGTTGCACGGCCTTCACGTTCGCGCCCGCTCTGACCATGAGACTCGCGGCCGTGTGCCTCAGGTCATGGATTGTGAGGTGGCCTGGTATGCCGGCACGCCGCAGGCCGACCGACAGCCAACCGTCATCGCGGCTCGCATTACCCCACTCGCGTATCATCATGCCCTCGCGTCCCGGCTGTTCGAATAACAGGTCGCCGGGTTTCCGGTCTGCGCACAGTCTGCGCATGATCGGGTCCAGCACGACCGGGTACATGATGGCGCGGGCCTTGTAGGTCTTGGTGTCATCGGGGATGATGACGCCGCCCACCATCGGCGCGCTCACTCCTATATATATACGATGCTTTTCAAGATCGACGTCCATCACCCTCAGGGGTATGAGTTCGCCCCATCGCATGCCGCATAGTCCAAGCACGAGGACGAGGTCTCGTCTCCATGGGGTGACGCTGCCTGCCAGCCGGTCAAGCTGTTCGGCGGTGAGATACACGTGCTTCTTCCTGCGCTTGCGTGGCAGTTCGATGCCCCTCGCGGGATTGTCCGGGATACGCCGGTCTTTCTTCGCGTCGTCCAATATTCCGGCGAGCACGCCGTGGGCGCGGAGGACGACGCTGGCGCTTCGGGGTTTGGCGAGCACTATCTCGTTGCCCCGCTCGTCCTTGACGGTCTTGCCCTGGCTGATTCCGGTGACCCATTGTTGCGTCGTCTCGCGGGTGACTGCGGATACCGGGGTGTTGCCCCATTCCGGTTTCACCCACTTTTCCCATGCGCCTTCGAGGGTACGGTAATGGCTGGGCTTGGTGCTTAGCTTCTTCTTGGCCAACCATGCCGGTGCCAGTTCTCCGACCGTGGCCTTACCGGCCTGCGGGTCGATGTACGTGCCTTCGGCCTTGGCGACGGTGACTCGTTTCGCCGCCCAATTTTCCGCGTCTACCTTCCGTTTGAATCCACGCTTGTCGGTCTGGGTTCCGTCCGGCTTGCGATACCTCACACGGTATCTGGTTTCGCCTTTGCTGGTCTTGTATCTGGTGACGTTCGCCATTGGTCAGTCCTCCCCCATCTTAGAATTAAAGGCATGGGAGCTATTCAGGATGAGCCGAAGATGGTCGGGGCCGGTCTCACGCCGACTACTGTAGCCAATAGCATTCTGCGCCGGGCATTCGGCACAGATGAGCACGTCACCCCCATGAAACTTCAGAAGCTCTTGTTTTTCGTCACGTGCCTGTATCAGAGGTACACTGGTCGGCGATTGCTTACCGAATCGTTCCAGCCATGGCAGTATGGGCCCGTTTGCCGCAGCGTCTACGACGAGTTCAAAGGATTCGGCGGCAAGCCGATTAATCGGTATGCTCAGGATGCTTTGGGGAAGGTCACTGCTGTGGACGAATCCAGCAGTCCTTCCCTGCGCAAAGCCCTGAACCTCGTCTGGGAGAATATGGGAGACTTGTCCGCCGTCAAGCTTTCCCGCGTCACGCATCGCCCTAATTCCGCATGGTCTCAGGCTGTGGCCGGGCATAAGACGTTCATCAGCAATCGTGCCATGGCGGGCGATCACACTTTTGATAATTTGCTGGGGATGTGACCGATGCCTGAGGACAATGAGAATGCATCCATCCCCGATGACGCGGAAGAGGATATTCCCTTTCCCGGAGGGCCTTCTTCCGAGGATGTCTCTGAAAGCGATGGCGATGGCCACAAGACCGTTGAGAACACGCCAAAAACTCAAGGAATAGATCCAGAGAAGCAGCACAATTGGTGGACTGAGAATCTGAAGAACATCGCCGCTCTTGCCATAGTGGCTTTTTGTCTCATAATGATTGCGGCCTTTGCTGGCATACAGTTCGGCTGGCCGGGTGCTGATGGTGGTGATGCGGTAGCCAAGGCTTCTGACGTGTTCAAGCTGATTGCCACGACCGCGTTGGGTTTCCTGTTCGGTCGTAATTCCAAATAGCATTTTCGGGTATGCTTCGCCCCGTGTAGGATAAAAGGCGAAGCGTCCTCCTTTCCATTTCTCTGGTGGGATTGGGATTCTTCACACGTCCCGCTGACGCGCCAACGTCAACGGGACTTTTACTTATTTGTTGAGATTGTCGATGGCGTACTGTGCTTCCTCCGGGGTGAACTTCTCCCCGGCTGAGGAAACGAGCTGGTCGTAGATCGCAGCCGAGGACATGGACATCATTTCCTGATAGGACTTGGCCTTGGCCAACGCGTTGGCGTTGTAGTCGGCTTGCAGGTGGTCCACGGCGTATTGCGCGGCTTCGGCGGGGAACTTCTCCCCGTACTCGCTGGTCAATTGGTCGTAGATGCCCTGCTTGCTCATGTGCATCATGTCGGAATACGATTTCGCCTTGTTGAGCGCGTTCTGGTATTCGACAGGAGGCTGCGCCTGAATGCTGACCTTCGCGGTCTGTCCCTCGTATTCGATGGTGAATTCGGTGGGCGCGTTGATGTTGACGGCACCGGGGTTCTGAATCTTCCATCCGGTGACGTTCTTGGTCGTCCCATCATCGTATTTCGCGGTCACGGTGATGCCGGAGGTTTTATCGGTCACTTGTTCGCCGTCTTTGATGCTGCCGCTGTACGATGCGGTGATGCCGGTGAGTTTGGCGTCCTTTTTTGGCGTTGCCTTCTGCGTCGATTTCGGTGCCACGCTTTGTGCGGAGGAACTATCCACGGCCGAACCGCCGCCTTGCGAATTGCCGGCACCTCCTATGATGGCTATGTCGAGCACGACCACCACGACAATGATGACCCAGAACCACCATTGCTTCCAGATCGGTTTCTTAGGTTTCGGCTGTCCGGGCTGGGCGTATCCCGGTACGCCTCCTGTTGGCTGGCCAAACGTCTGGCCCGGCATTGTCTGCGCATTCTGCGGCGGCTGCGGCCCCTGAGGCTGAGCTAGCGGAATCGGTTGCATCATCGGAGCCTTATTGTTGTTACCCATTTCTTCTTCTTTCTCTAAGCTGCTACACGGTCGTGCAGCAGTGTCCTGTAATCATTGATGATGCCTGATGTGACTTCGAGTTCGTCTGCGATACGCCAGACGTTCCCGTCGTACATTCGTTCGGCCAGCGCGTATTCGGTTGGCGATATCAATAGCCGAGCCGTCTCCGCACGGGTGCGCATCTCATGCAGGCCACACCGGTCATCACCGTGGGACCAGTGGACCAGCTCATGCACGAGGGTGCATCGTTTGGCCACGTATGGGAGACGACGGTCTATGAGTATCGTGCGAGTGCGCTCGCTGTAGCAGCCCATCATGCCGTTGGGCAGGTGGTCGGCGCTGCGTATCTCTACGTCGAGTCCGGCACTGTAGACGGCCATGCGCACATGGCCATAGGTGTCTCTCAGGTTCAACGGCAACGGTCTCATGCTGGATCATCCCCGTTCCCGTATTCGATGTACTTCTCCTTGTCCGGGTCGGTGTAGGCCGCAAGCTCCATCGGGTTATCCGCCAGAATACGCTTCGTCTCCTCCACGCGACGCTCGCGCTCCTGTTCGGCTTCGATGTCGCCGTGCTTCGCGGCCATCGCATAATAATCACGAGCGGTCGCATCGTCCGAATCAGGTTCCACCGACAATGACACCGGGCCTCGCTCGGCACGTTCAATGAAGCGCTCGGCGGCCTCGATTAATTCGTGAGGGTATACTCCGAACACCTCTGCAAGCTGCGCTAGCTGAATGACGTTAATATTGCGCTCATTTTGCAATAAACGAATCAAAGTACGCTCATTCAAGTTCGCTTTTTTTGCAAGTTCTTTGATAGTCAAATGTGCCGCAGAGCGTTCTGCTGCAATAGCTTTTGATGTTGCTTCGTTCATGTCCATATGGACAGTCTACAGCACTTTGTAAAGCCAGCGTACTGACCATATGGTCGGCGTGTCATGCTTGACAGTGACTATTTGGTCAGTAAAGTGAACCATATGAACACTCTGGAATACAGCAAGCAAGTAGCCGAGAACGTGAGTAAAGCCCTCGATGGCGCCAATCTCAGCGTCTCTGCCGCAGCTGAAAAGACCGGTATCCCCCGCACCACGCTTTCACGCCATCTGAACCATCCAGAAACAGCTCCGTTTGACGTAATCGAATTAAGTCGAATCGCTTCCATCACACGAAAGACAGTGAGTAGCCTTACTCGGTTCAAAGCCACTCCTGCGCTCACTGATAAGGAGGCGCGTTGATGAACGCCAAGGATTACGGCCATCACTTCAGCGGCTACCGGAAGCCGGAAGCCACCGAGCCGTCCCAAGGTTTCATGAGTCGTCTCGTCTTCTGGATTCTCGTGTTCGCGGTGTGCATCGGCTGGGTGATGACCCACACGGGTTGCGCGCATCCCATCGGCAACGGTTTGGCCGCGCTCATGGGCTTCGGGCTCGTTCCCCTGCGGCTCCTGTGCCTCGTTTTGAGCGAGGCGGGCGTCGAATAAGTCTTGCCGGATGGCGTGGAAAACCGTCTGGCATAGCGGAAGGAAAACCGAATAACCCTCGTGATAACTGAAAAAAACAACTGACAGATACGGTGTCAGTTTTCTTGGACCGGTGGGGCGTCGGCTTTGGTCTATTCTCCGGCGTCCCGCTTCGGGCGGTGCAGGTTGCCCCCAGTCAAGATCGCGTAGGTCATGTATGCGCGGCAAAGACCGGGACCACGGTTCGACTCCGTGGCCGTCCACGACCGCAAGGTTACGCAAAAAAGGAAAAGCCCCCGCTGGCACGGGGGCGAGAAGAAAAACTCTCAACAGAAAGGATAACCCCATGAGCGCGGAAACACCGAATCTCATGAGTGTGGCCCAGCTCGCCGAACACTACGGGCGGGCGAAGAAAACCATCCAGAACAAGCTCACCCGAGGCTGGGGGCCCGTGCCGGTATTGGACCCGGACACGGGACAGGTGCTCGGCTTCCGCGTCGAGGAGGTGAACCGTTTTGACCAGCGCAACCAACGAACCCACAAGCAATACCTGTATGACTGACCTCCCGAACGACATGTGGCTGGCGGTCGCCGGGAAGCTGCTCAAGAATCTGGACATCCTGACCGCATATCCCACCCGGCAGTCGCTGGCGAGCCTCATCGGACTGAGCATCCACGAGGCCGGGCTCACGTTAACGCCGGAGACGCCGTTATGGGCACGGCAACGTTGACCGCGCCCATAACGGACGAGGGGATGCGCATGACGCCCGGCGAGCTCATAGAGGAATTCTATGAGCGTCTGGCTGATTTGAACACGGACATGCGTAACCCCCGCATCTATCTGGTGCCGAAGCCGGGTGTCATCACGGTCGACCGGCCGTCGCGCAGGGTCTCGGCGGTCGTGGAATACGCAGACAAGAAACATTTCAGAAGGAGTAGGTGATGGCCGGAGAGACGACGCTCACCATTGTGGGCAACCTGACGGCGGACCCGGAAATCCGCACGATCGGCACCGGGGCGACGGTCGCGAATTTCACGGTGGCTTCCACGCCGCGCGTGTGGAACCGTCAGACGAACCAGTACGAGGACGGTCAGGCTTTGTTCATGCGCTGCAGTGCCTGGCGTGACATGGCCGACCATATCGCGCAGTCGTTGAAGAAGGGCACGCGCGTGATCGTGATGGGCCGTCTGCAGCAACGTTCCTATCAGGCGCAGGACGGGTCGAACCGCACGATCGTGGAATTGCAGGTCGACGAGATAGGTCCGAGCCTGCGGTATGCGGTCGCGGCCGTGGCCAGGCAATCCAAGTCCAACGGCGTCCGGCAGGGCCAGTCGTATTCGGGTGGATCCACTTACGGCAATCCGCAACAGTCGGGCTGGCAGCAGGCCGCGCCGCAACCACCCGCCACCGACCCATTCAACCAGCAACAGCAGTCGCAGGAACCGGACCCGTGGGCCTCGCGGCAACCGGCGCCACCGTCCGACGGTTTCGACGCGGACCCCGAATTCTAGGCAAGGAGAAATATCATGGCCATCACCATCGTGGACATTCCGGTATCGCAATTGATGCCGAACCCGCATAATCCGCGCAGGGACGTGGGCGACGTGACGGAGCTGGCGGACAGCATCAGGGCGCAGGGCATCAAACAGGAGCTGCTGGTCACCCCGTCCGGCGACCGGGACGGCAGGCCCATGTACCGCGTGGTCATCGGGCATCGAAGGCTCGCGGCCGCGAAGATTGCCGGCCTGGACATGGTGCCGTGCCGCGTGGAGGAGCTGTCGGCGCGCGAGGAACGCGAGCTGATGCTCGTGGAGAACACGCAGCGCGTGGACCTGACCCCGTTGGAGGAGGCCGACGGCTATCAGGGGCTCCTGGACTTGGGCGTGAAGGTCAAGGAGATGGCCGAACGCACCGGGCGCAGCATGAGACTGGTGCGCGGCCGGCTGAGAATAGCGTCCATCCCCCGATCGGTGCGCGAGGCGTCGCCCGCGTTCGCGCAACTGTCGCTCTCCGAGTTGGAGGACATCGCGGAATTCGACGGCGACGAGAAGGCGCAGGCCAGGCTCGCCGCCAAGGCCGGTTCCAATGATTTCGAATGGCAGCGCAACCGGCTGCGCCGCGAACGCGACCGGCGCGAATGGGTGGAGGCCGCGCGCCTGTGGGCCGAATCCAACAATCTGCCCATGCTGCCCGACAACCTCAAACCGGAGGACATGTGGGCGAACCCGACAGGCTACGAGAGGCAGCGGCGTTTCGCCCAGGATTATCCCGGCCCGTTCTCCAAGCAGTGGAAGGACTGGCAGGCCGAGGGGAAGCACCCCGGAGTGGTCATCCGCATCTTCGACGACGAGGGAAGCGTCGTGGCCTACACGCCGGCGAAGAAGACAGCCGAGGAGAGGGAAGACGGGAAGGCCGAAGCGAAACGCCGGATGGAACGGGAGCGCCGCCACAAGGTCAGGGAGCTCGCCCAGGCGTCGGCCGAACTGCGCTGCGAATGGATCCGAACAACCGTTCCCGTGTTGAAGGCGGACGCGCTGCGCGACATGACGGAACGCCTGACCCTGTTGGAGCTGATGGGCGTGGGCGATTCGATGAGAGGCACGAGCCTGGACTCGAACGGGTGGACCCGCGTGGTCAAGGCGTACTCCCTGTTCGCCAGACCGTTGCCGGTCACGGACAAGGACCCGGAGCATGGCGTGTACACACTCAACGTGGCGGAGAACGCCCTGGAGCTGCGCCGCCGCCAGTCGGTTCCCTCCCGTCGGGGCGTGGAGCTTCTGCTGCTCCTGCTGGCCCGCAGGGAGGGCGCGATAGACGCGGACACGTGGGACCGTGAGGCCTACCAGTGCGACCTCAAGGGTTTGAACGCCTACTACGAGGTGCTGGAATCGGCCGGCTACGCGGTGTCGGACGCGGAGAGGAAGGGGCTGGAGCAGTGAACACGAAAGTGGTTATCAGGGTGCGCAACGGCGATGACGCGCCGGTGAGCGTGGAGCGTCTCGGGGTGGATTCACGCGCCGAGGTGGGTGCGGGGGTCACGCCGATGCTGCTCTCGGACATGCTGGCCCTGCTGGACGATTCGTGCCATGTGACCGGTGTGGAGATCAGGAGGGCGGAGCCGTGAGCATCGAACTGGTGGCGAAGGCCAAGAAGACCCGATTGCATGGGGACAGCACGGCGAAACTGCTGCTTATCGTGCTCGCGGATTACGCGAACGACGAGGGCATGGCGTGGCCGAGCGTGAAGACCATGGCGGAGGAGACGGAGAAAAGCGAACGCAGCATCCAACTGCTGTTGAGGAAGCTCGAACAGATGCGTCTGATCCGCAAGGGCGACCAGAAACTCGTGGCCAAATACGCGAAGGGACGCAGACCAACCGTCTACAAGCTGTTCCCGAAGACCAAAAAGGGCGAAACCCCAATGGACGCAACGGTTGAGAGGGGTGAAACCCATTGCACCCCCGAAACAGGTTGCACCGGTGAAACCCACTTCACCCCTCGGGTGAAACCCACTTCACCCGAGGGGTGCAACCCACTTCACCCCACGGGTGAAACCCACTTCGTTTCAGGGGTGAAACCCACTTCACCCAAACCGTCACAGGAACCGTCAATAGAACCGTCAAGAGAGAGTACGCGCGCCAGCAAAACCGAAAAACCCGACACCACACGACTCCAAGCGCTCGCCAACCTCACCCCCGACCAGTCGCACCGGCAGCTCGCCGACGAAATCGGACTCGACCTGGACGCCGAACTCGCCAAGTTCCGCGACCATGCGATAGCCGGAGGCCATCTGCCGGCCGACCCGGCGGCGGCGTTCCGCAACTGGCTGAGACGCGGCCGCGAACTCGGACTCGGCAACACCAATCGAACCGAGCCGGCGCTCGCAGGCGGCTTCGCCCATCCCACGCCGCCACCCCGGAAACCCCACCGGCACAGCTACGGGTGCACGCACGTGCTCAACCTGCTGAACCGTGACGCGCCGGACAACGACCCGCTGGCATTGCAAGCGGCGGAACTGCTCAACCAAGGAAAAACCGAAACCGAAGCGCTCGCCGCCTTGGGACTCATGAAGGACGATTTGGAGGAAATCGCATGACCAGGAAAACCGAAGCCCTCTTGTGGGTGGACATCGAGACCACCGGCACGGATCCGCGCCACGACCTGATGCTGGAAATCGGCTTGAGGTGCACGAGCATGGACGCGAAAACCGAGTACGCGCGTTACGAGTCGATAATCAAACCCGACATACTGCCCACGGACAGGAGCTTCGCCTACGCGCATCGGATGCATGAGGCGAACGGGCTCATCGACGAGGTCATCGACGCAAGCCCCGAACTATGCTCCACGGAGCGGGTGGCGCTCGCCGTCATCGATTTCACCCAGTCGATGGCGGAAACGCATGTGCTGCATCCGGCGGGCACGAACATGATGGGCTTCGACCTGCCGTTCCTGGAGCATTACCTGTTCGCCGAGGACCAGTGGGGACGCTTCCACAAGCTGCTCTCCTACCGCGCGTTGGACATGACCGCCATCCGGTTGACCCAAACCGCGTTGGGAGCAGACCCGTACGAGCATTACACGCAGACGAAACCGCATCGTGTGACGGACTGCCTGGACACGGACATCAGCGAATACATCGAATGGCTGGACCTCGTCAAATGAGCCGCACCAACCCCACAAGGGAAACACACAGGCTGACCGCCAGACGAGACCACTACCGGTGCCTGCGATGCGGCAACGAATTGGACCACATCTGGAGCGGCCACAGCCTCCACCACCGACACATGAGAAGCCACCCGTTCCCCGGACTGCATCTGCCAGCCAACCTCATCCATTTATGCGGCTCCGGCACCACAGGCTGCCACGGATGGGTACACAACCATCCCAAAACGGCGATGGAATACGGGTGGATAGTCAGCATGGGCGAAGACCATCCCGAAAACATCCCCGTATGGGACGCGCACCAAGGCTGGCTGCTCCTCGACAACCAGGGCGGATACACGCTCTGCGACAGGGACGGCAACCCCAGATAACACACGCAAGCAAACCGACACGGAAACAAGCCGGCGCTCGCCGGCTAAGGGAAGGGAAGCATGACGTTCGAACAGACGAACGAGAAGCAACGCCAACGCATGAAGGCGGACGCCAGGTCGCACATGGAAGCGGCCCGGATGATACTGGCCAGCCCGCTCTACGCGAGGCTCAGGGGCGGCGAGGACCTGTACACGGCCGTCTGGGCGTTGTGGGAATCACTCGCCGGCACGGGATTGTCGAACATGACGGCGGGCGCGGTATGCCACGCATGCAAGACCCATGACCTCGACCAATTGGATTGGGCGCTCACATCGATAGCCAAAACCGGGTCGATACGACCATACTCCACACCCACCAAACACCCATTGCACTGCACCAACTGCGGCAAGGAATGCAGGCCGCACGCCGGCACCCCGATCCTCTGCAAACAATGCAAGGAGAACCTGAGACGAAGAAAGACGAAGCAAGACGAGAGGAAGACGAAACCATGAACGACCTGGACAAGTACATCCACCGATGCCGGTTGAACCTCGAACCCCACCACCTCCAACCCGCAGACGAAACCGACGACAAACATTGCATCATCTGCGACATCAGCGGCGCTCGCCGGCATATCCGCATGGACGGTCTATGCATCAACTGCCACCTCAAATGGAGACGCAAACACGATCCCGCATACCGCAAGCGGATCAACGCCTACCAGCATCGATGGCAGCAGGAGCATCCCAACGAATTCCGCGAAATGAAACGCCGCTACGAGCAGAGGAAACGAGCAAAGGAACACCAATGAGCGTCAAAACCTACACAGACTCCACCACACGAATCATCACCAAAACCATCGAAGAACACGTCTGGGAATCCGCTGCGACGCCATCGGCTGCAACAACAGCCTCGAATTCCGGGAAAACCAGGACACCGGAGACATCACAGCAGACGGCGACTACACCGGCCCCGATATGGACAACGAATGGCTCAACATCCACGACACCAACACCGCCATCCAAACCGCACTCCAACACGGCTGGCAAGAAGGCAACAAAGGCATCCAACGAGGCCACCTCTACTGCCCCACACACAACGAAAACCAATAAAACACCAACAACCAAAAAAGAAACAACGCCGGCGCTCGCCGGCATAGGGAAAGGAGAACCGATGACCGCACTGCTTGTTGGACGATTGCGCGAACTCGCGACGCAGACCCATCTGCTCGAGACGAAGGTGAGCTCTCTTGGCTGGATGGCCGGCGCCGGCGCGCAGACGTTGAAATCAATGACCCGCGCCCAGGCGCATCTCATGCTCGCCGAATGCGATCTGCTGGACGCGCTCGAAGCGAACGAAAAGAAGGAGAAAAACAATGAGTGATTACAAGCAGCGGATGATCCGCGAACATCGAGAATTGCAGGAGCGTATCGGCAAGCTGGCGCACATGCTTGAGGGCTACGCGGAGGGCACGTTGGACTTCACGCCCGCGTGCTCCTTCCAGCTCCTTGAAAGCCAATTGTACGCGATGGGGACATACGCGAACATCTTACAGGAGCGTGCGCGTATCGAACAGGTGGATTTGAACGCGCCTCTTGAGGGAGGTGAGTCTGGTGAGGTTTCACAGGATTAGCCCGTGTCCTCGTTGTGGGGGCAAGGTCAAGGCGAAATGGGAGCGGGACGGCGTGCAGGGGTTGCCTGAATACACGTTCTTTATCGTGATGTTCCGCTGCACTGTCTGCGGGCTCGGCTTCGAGGGAGGTTGTTCACGGAAGCCCGCCCCGTATCAGTTGCAATACAATATCGCCGCTTGGAACCGCATATGCAACGGTGATAAATGCTTCACGTTGACCTACACGAGTCAGGAAGACGGACGATGAAGTTGGAGACCAAGGAAGAATATCTGGTCGATTCGGCTATCGAGATGCTGTATCCGACCGTCACTTTCAATTCCTATGAGGCCGCTGTGAAGCATATCCACGAGACGCCGGGCACGTGGCGAATCACAAAAATCTATCGCACCCTACCAGTCGGCGAGGAAGTCACGGAGGCAGACGATGAATGCTGATGTGGAGCGGATTCGCGAGAGTCTGGGAGGCAGACGATGAGCTATAAGGCGAAGATATTCACCCGCGAGGAGTTTCGAGAGGTCGTCGCAGCCGCCATCTACGACTACGAACAAGCGCCCGCGAAATGCCTCTACACGACCAAGGATGCGGCAGACCAACTCTACGGCCATTACGGCGAGGAAACCGAGGTGGAGGAATGAACGGAGTACAGCTTACCAACCATCTGACCGCGCAATTCATGGCATCAACCCTAAGCCGGTACGAGGCCAGAATCACCGAGGACGGCGACTTCCGAGTCTACATATACGCCATGAGCCTCAAACGTCTCAAACGCAAGTGCGGGAGGTACGCGAAACGTGAGCGCAAGGCCATCGAATATGTCACCACACTCAAGGAGGAATCATGAGCGCGACGAACAACCAGCGTGAGATGATACTCAAATGGCATGAAGGCAAGGCCGCGACACCCGAGTACACGGCGAAACTCCTCGGTTTGCCGTTGAGCGAGGTGCTGTACGTGATCGAGCATCCCGAACCGCCGAAATCACGCGCGGACGCGTGGACACCGGAATTCATCGAACCACTGGTCTGAAAAATACCGATAAACACACGCGAATACATGACTGAATTCAGCGTAAAAACACTGAATCCAACGAAAGACAAAACGAAACCCTCCACCAACAGGCGGAGGGCACGCGCACCAAAGCACCATCATAGCCGGAACGTGGAGGGTTTCACCATAATGTTCATCACCACCGAACCATGCCAATACTGCGGCAGCCGACAGGTCGAGGCACCATGGACGCTCTGCCGGGACTGCCGCCGCGTCTACGCGAAAACGCTCCACCGGCTCCGCCGCGACATGATGCTCCTGCAACAGGTGTCCCGTCACGCCTACAAGCTCGGAGAACCCGGAGCGGGCGGCAAACCGCAAGGAGGCGCGGCACCCGCGCCCATCAACCTCCACGCGCAGGACATGCTCGACCAGACCGAGGACGGCTTGCAGGACATGTGGAACGAAACCGGCGTGGAAAGCCGTCCGAGATGGCAGACCCTGCTCAGGGACTCGCCACGACGACTGCCCGACCTATGCCGCGCCAGCCGTTCGGGACATTGGCTGACATGGCTCATCCACACCTGCGAGCGCATCGAACCGCTCGTGGACCGCAGGCCACGCACGCGCCGGATAATCGGCGTCTGCCCCGAATGCGGACGCGAGGTCATGGCCGCGAAAGGCGAATCACTGCTGCTATGCAAATGCGGCAACCCAATCAACGTGGTCGAGCTGCGCGAGCAGAGCCGAGACAAGGCCGAGGCAATCCACCTGACCAAGACCCCTGCGGGCATGAGCCAGTGGCTCAAGGACAACTACGGATACGAGGTCAGCCGCAAGCAGATCAGCAACTGGCTCAACCGCGGCAAGCTGCCCAGCAGCAAGCCGGTCGATGACGGCTACTGGGAGTTCAACATACGGGAGATTCTGGCGTTGGCGATGGGTTCCAGCGGCCGCCCGGCTTGACATAGTGTAGCCTGTGAGATACAATAAGGGTATGGAAATCAAGCAAACCGCCGAATACCGCAAGTGGTTCAAGAAACTCAGGAACCGCGAGGCGAAAGCCGCCATCCAAGCCCGGCTCGACGCCTGCAAGCTCGCCGGCAGGCCGTTCGGCGACATCAAACCCGTGGGAGGCCCGGTCAGCGAGATGCGGTTCCACATCGGAGCCGGATACCGCGTCTACTTCACCACGCGCGGCAACGTGCTCATGCTGCTGCTCGCAGGCGGCGACAAAAGCACCCAGCAGACCGACATCAAACAAGCCCACGCCATACTCGACGACTACAAGGAGCAGCAATGAGCACCGAAATCACCGACTACGACACCAGCGAATACCTCGAAAACGAACAGGACATCATCGCCTACCTCAACGCCATAGCCGAATACGACGACCCCGCACTCATGCAGGCCGCACTCGGCAACGTCGCCAAGGCTCGAGGCATGACCCAGATCGCCAAGGACGCGGGCGTGGGGCGCGAAAGCCTCTACAAAAGCCTCAGCAAGGACGGAAACCCCAGCTTCCAGACCATCGCCAAGGTAATCCACGCCCTCGGCGGACGCCTCACCATCCAAGCCGCCTGAAAAAACAAAACACAGACAGGAGTAGGGTGAATCCACCCCGTGGTATACTCCGTATCAGGATAAGTGTGAAAGCCTCTGGGACATACATCTCAGGGGCTTTACTCATATCCTCCGTATCTCATGGGCTGAGAGTACTCCGCCGGCAGCGTCCAAAGCGCCGGTGCCAGTCAGCCCGCCACGGCTTGCGTACGGTAGAGGACTAACCGGTCACGCTGGGATAGCGTGACATCCAGTAAACACTGCCACTGGATCGCGAATTCGAATCTCGCCCAAGCCACCAATCCCCTCAGCGAGTAGGCAATCATGAGCAACAAGGCGGGATCAGGGCGCTACAGCAATGGAGCAGCCCGCCGCAAATGCAAAGCCAGACACATCGCCGCCGAAGGGCCAATACCAATCTGCGCACTCTGCGGCAAACCCATCGACCTCACACTCAAAACACCACACCCACTCAGCTGCGAGCTCGATGAGATCATCCCATTCAGCCGAGGCGGCTCGCCAGTCAGCTTCGACAACACCCAACTCGCACACAGGATCTGCAACCAGCGAAAAGGCAACAAAATCACAACCAACACCACAGGCCGCCAAAACACAAAACAACCACAAAACACCATCCCGATCAGCCGCCAATGGTAACCGGGGGCCAACCCCCTCCCCTCCCATGCAAGGCTCCCCACAGGTCATAGCGCCGCCGTCCCCCCGAGATAAAAACAGAAGATTGTACGCATGGTTTTTTGTTAGCCATTTTGCCGCCCAGAAGCGCCATCTAGCGCCTATCTAAGCCAATTGTGAGTTTTTTGCCTGCGCGGTCAATCCTGTGTTATAGGGAATTTATCAACAAAGAAAAAATGGAGAAATGTTGAAATAAAGCCATTTAAGCGTTACAGATATGGTATAATAAAAATACCGCTGCGATATTGGCGTATCCAGCGGCGTGACCGACCGATAAGGAGTCGATATGGATGAGTATACCCGTCGCGAGATGCTGAGATTTCTCTCAAAAATCAAAACATTGAATAATGGATGCTGGGAATGGACATCAACCATCAACCGTAAGGGGTATGGCGTATTAAGCGTCCACGGGAAACCAGTTGCCGCCTATCGCGTCTCGTACATGTTGTTTCGCGGCGAAATACCGCCTGCAATGCAGATTGATCACATCTGCCATAATCGAGCGTGCGTCAATCCCAATCATTTGCGTCTAGCTACCACGACTCAGAACAATGAAAATCACACAGGAGCGAATCGCAACAGTGGAACTGGCGTTCGAGGCGTATATTGGGAAGCCGACAGGCAGAAATATCGTGTCGAAGTCATCAGCAAAGGCAAACGTCATCGGAAAGGCGGGTTCTCGAACTTAAGCGATGCTGCTGCATACGCTCGCGAGCTGCGCAATGAATTGATGACCTTTAATGATGCGGACAGGCAATGAGCAATTGCGAGGAATGCGGGACATTTTTAGGCTCTGTCCAATTTCATGGCGGCAGTGTGCAACGCTTTTGTTCAACTCGCTGCCGTGTCCGTGCCTATCGAAAAAGACATCAGATACCACAAGTGCTCAAGTCGCTGCCCCGTTGGGTGCGCGCCGTCGGCAAGCGCCCGATTATGTGCGATGGGTCACCAGCCAGTTCGACTGATCCCGATACCTGGGCGTCATACCCGGAGGTCATGCGCTCGAAGGCCGGCGACGGCTATGGCATCATGCTCGGCGATGGGCTTGCGTGCTGGGATTTCGACCATGTTGATTTGACCAGTCCGCCCGCGAAGGCGTTGGAGCTGTTGCCGGATGCGATCTATGCGGAGGTTTCGTCCAGTGGACATGGGTTGCATGTGTTCGTGGAGTCGTCGGAGTCGAGTTTCCGGCGTGCCGGTGTTGAGTTTTATTCGCGTTCGCGGTTTATTCGCATGACGGGGAGGAGGTGGCCGAAGTGACCACGGTTATCCGCAATCAGGGTACGAGTCTGGCGGTGCGTGAGAAGCTGGCCGCTGATGGCAGGCCCGTGTTGTTGGCGTTTTCGTGCGGCAAGGATTCTATCGCCGCGTGGCTTGCGATGCGGGATATGGGCATCGAGGTCGTTCCCGCGTATTTGTACTATGTGCCCGGTTTGAGGTTCGTGGACGAGGAGCTTGATTATTTCGAGCAGAAGTTCCAGACCCGAATCAAAAGGTATCCGCACCCGTCGCTGTACCGTTGGCTGAACAATGCGGTGTTCCAGGCTCCCGAACGGTTGCGCTATATCGAGGCGGCGCGTTTGCCTGAGCCGTCGTATGAGCAGATGTGGGATTTCATCCGCGCCGACGTGGGCTTGGATAAGAGCACGTGGTGCGCGGATGGCGTGCGTGCGGCCGATTCGATTCAGCGTCGTGGCGCGTTCGTCCAGTACGGGTACTGGCGGCGCAATCTCAAGAAGGTCTCTCCTATCGGGGATTGGCTCAAGGGCGAGGTGCTGGACTGCATCAGCGGGCATCATATCGAGCTGCCGTGTGATTATGCGTGGTTCGGGCGTTCTTTCGATGGCATCGACAAGCGTTTCACCAAGGTGCTCAAGGACAAGGCACCGGACGATTACGCGACGCTGCTTGAATGGTTTCCCTTGTTGGAGGTGGATCATGTCAGGTGATTTCCGATTCGACTTTTCCAAGAAGTCCAAGGGCAAGAAGGCTGTGAAGCCGGTGCCGGAAAATCTGGACGAGAACGCGAAGGAGTACCGGGAGCGCGCCCGTGCGGAGCGCAAGCGTTTCGTGGATGCGACCGACACCGAGTTCTGGCTGTGCCTGTGTTTCCCCTCCCCCGCCGAGATGGCGCGGTGGCGTGAACGGTTTGGCTTCGGCGAAAACCACCGGATCTATGCGTACCGTGATATCGAGAAGCTACTCGCCCCGTACAAGCCGGCCAAGTCGTCCGCCGTGGCGTTCGGTGCCGGCGTCGGCTTCGGTGGTGGTCTCGGGTTCGCGGAGAAGACGCCTGACCCGCTCGCCGATGTCAAGTACTCCGATGATCTGGAGAAGGATTGTCTCGCCGAGTTCGCCGCCCTGCACAGGGCGCTGGTTTCGGCTTGCAGTCCCAGGAAGCTCGTGGAGCCGACCGATTCCGAATACTGGTTCGCCATCGCGTTCCCGTTGCGAGACGACAAGGATTCTTTCCTTGCCGAGTATGGTCTTCGCAAACTCGGAGATAAATACCTCGATGGTATGGCCGTAGCTCGGAAGCTGGGAGGTGAGTTATGAGGCGAGTCCGTTATGCGAGCACCAACGATATCCGCTATACGGGGTATGGGCGTCGCTCTTCCGGTTCATCCGGTGGCGGTGTGTCCGCCCTGCGTGTGAGTGCGTCCCGTTCCGCGTCGCGATCGAGCGGATCGTGAACCGGTAAACAATATTTTTTTCGTTCAAGCCGTCCCTATGTGGCGGCTTTTTCATTGGGAGGTTCTCATGCGACGCGGCTCTTCTTCGGCTTCCCGCTCGTCCAGCAGCGGGAGCGGCGGCAACTCATCCCGCTCACGCTCGAAGGGCTCAACGCTTTCCGGCGTCGGCTTCTCGAAAGAGCGAATATCCCAATACCGCAAACAGGGCTTATCCGACGAACGTATATCGAAGCTATGGCAGGATACCCTCAAGATGCGCGCGTTGATGAAGAAACGCAAGGAACAGGGAGTCAGCGATCTTGAAGCCGGCGTTTCTCAGTCATGGAAGAACGCCCAGGCACGCCGAGACCGGGCGTTCGACAAGCGGTTCAACGACGAATGGAACAGATACCGCAGTGCAGGCTGGAAACGGTAGATCCCGATTTTTCTTGTCCACATCGTTACTGGAAAGGAGGTGGATCGTGCGTAACCTGTTCCAGCGCGCCGGCAATGCGGTGCGTAATGTGGCCGGTCGTATCCGCAGCGCTTTTTCTCGCGGCGGCTCGCGTTCCTCAGGCTCCTGATTTTCACGATGGAGGTGATTGTCATGCGTCCGAGATACGTGCAGGGCGAGTTTGATTTCTCTCGTGCCGCCGGTTCCGCTCGCGCGAGTCGCTCCAGCGGCTCCTAGACATTGATTCGAGGTGATCCAGTTGGCCAAGACCACGATAACGCAGCCACAGTTGCCTGACGACATCGAATGGCCGGAGGCTACCGTGCGATGGTGGGAGCATTTGGCTTCCACCCCCGGCGCGGACTCGTGGACCGAGGCCGACTGGGACAACCTCATGAACGCCGCCCTGATCCACGCGGACATCTGGGGTTCCGGCAATTTCGCCAGCGTGCCCATACTGAACAGGCTACTGCAGGATTACGGCATCACACCAGCCGCACGCAGCCAGATCATGCCGGCGGAAGTCCAGAAGCAGGAGCGGCATACGCCGCTCGATGAGATAGCCGAACGACGGAAGCTGAGGGTGATCGAGGGTGGCAAGACGAAGAGGCGTACAGGAACCTAGCTTCGCTCTGGTTCCCAAGCACGTGCAGTCCGAGGGAGGCGAGGCGTGCGCGCTCGCCGCCGGCTACGATATGAAGCCGGACAAGTGGCAGCGCATCGTGCTTGAGGGTTGGCTCGCCACGGATTCGAAGCTGCAATGGGCGGCGTCGGATTGCGGGTGCGCGGTGCCGCGTCAGAACGGCAAGAACGCGATTCTCGAGTTCACGGAGCTGTACCTTGCCGCGATCCTCGGCATGAAGATTCTGCATACGGCGCATGAGGTGAAGACCTGCCGCAAGCATTTCCTGCGTATGAAATACTACTTCGAGAACGCGCGCAAGTTCCCCGAACTGGCGGAGTTGGTCACCTATATCCGGGCCACGAACGGTCAGGAGGCCATCGTGTTGAAGAACGGTGGCAGCATTGAGTTCATCGCCCGTTCGAAGAGTTCGGGCCGTGGCTTCACGGTGGACGTGCTGGTGTGCGACGAGGCGCAGGAGCTGACCGACGAGCAGATGGAGGCCATACAGCCCGCCATCTCGTCGGCACCCTCGGGCAATCCGTTGACCATCTACACGGGCACGCCGACCCCGCCGACTTCGCCGGGCACGGTGTTCGCGCGCATGCGCCGCAACGCGCATCGCGACAAGCCGCCGAAGAACCTGTGCTGGTTCGAATGGGCGGCGACCGAGATCGGCGACGTGCACGACCAGCAACGCTGGTACCGGTACAATCCATCGCTCGGCACCCGCCTGTTGAAAAGCGTGGTCGTTTCCGAGTCGGAGAAGATGACGCCGGACGGTTTCGCCCGCGAACGTCTCGGCTGGTGGAACGATCAGGCCGGCGCGCTGTCCGATATCGATGTTGACGAGTGGGCCAAGTGCAAGACCGACAAGCCCTGCATGGATGGCTACAACTCGTATGCGGTCAAGTTCAGCGCGGACGGCGCGAACGTCACCCTCGTGGCGTGCGTGCGCCCGCCCCGCAAGTCGAGTGAATTGCCGCACGTGGAGGTCATCGCCTCGCGCAGCATGCGCGGCGGCACCGGCTGGCTGGCCGACTGGCTGACCGCCGAGAAGAACGGTGCGGAACGATGGCGCAACGCCATCGGCATCATCATCGACGGGCGCGTGGGAGCCCCCACCCTGGTCAACAGCCTCATCGACAAGGGCGTGTCGAAAAGAGTGATCGTGGTTCCGCGCCCTTCCGACGTGGCGGACGCTTGTTCGATGCTCGAACAGGCCGTGAACGACCATGGGCTTACCCATTTCGGCCAGCCTCTGCTTGACGAGGCGGTGGGTCATGCGAAGCACAGGAAAATCGGCGACGGGTTCGGCTACGAGCCGTCCATGGAGAACATCGACGTGAGTCCCGTGGAAGCGGTGGCTCTCGCGTATTGGAACGTCAAGACTTCCAAACGTCATCCGGGAAGAAGAGCGAAGGCGGTGGCATTCTGATGCAGATTCCCAGTCTTGAAAACGTGCAGGTCGATAATCTGCCCGACGAGTGCCGAGAACCGTGGGATTTGATGATACGTCAATGGTCCCAGAAGCTCGAACGTAACCTTTTGCGCACCAAATACTACGACGGGCGCAACGAGCTTAAGAATCTGTCCATCGCCGTGCCGGACAGCATGGCGGGGATAAGCGAGGTCGTGGGCTGGCCGCAGAAATCGGTGGACGCTTTGGCCGACCGCATCGTGTTCGATGGTTTCGTCGGAGTCGGCGACGACAGCCGCGATCCGTTGGGTTTGGATTCGATTCTTTCAGACAACGACTTCGACGTGGAATTGCCGCAGGCCATCCGCAGCGCGCTCACTCACTCATGCTCGTTCCTGAACGTGCGCAGCGCGGAACCCGAGGATGGTCTGCGCTCGAAGGTGTCCGTGTCGTTCCGTAGCGCGCTCTATGAGACCGGCCTGTGGGATTACGCCCGTCGCGGCCTGTCGGCGGCGTTGTCGATAACCGATATCGACCGCTCACAGTACGCGCAGGCGAACACCATCGTGCCTTCCGAACTCATGCTCTACATGCCCGGCTACACGATTCGTATATGCCGCACGCAATCAGGCCGCTATCATGCGGACGCTCCCCGGAACACGTACATGGATCATGTGCCTGTGTACCTGATCCCCTACCATCAGGACCTGAACCGCCCCTTTGGCCGCTCGCGCATCAGCCGCGAGGTCATGAGCATCACCGACACGGCGGTGCGCACCATGCTGCGCATGGAGGTAAGCGCCGAATTCTATTCGAGCCCGCAACGCTACCTCATCGGCGCGGACGAGCCGCCCGAGGACAAGAACGGCAGGAAGCTGACCGGCTGGGAAGCCACCATCTCGAAGATGCTCAACATCAGCCTCAACGAGGACGGCCAGGCACCCGCCATCGGCCAGTTCACGCAGATGACCATGCAGCCGCACACCGACATGCTTCGCGCCCTCGCGGCACGCATGAGCGGCGCGACCGGCGTGCCGCTCAGCCAGTTCGGCGTGATGACGGATTCCGGCCCTTCTTCTTCGGAAGCGATCATGGCGGCGGAAAGCGAACTTGTCATCGAGGCGAAGAACGCCTGCCGCGCCATCGGCGTGCAGCTACGCAAGGCCGCGAGGGACATCGCCATCCTCAACGGCACCAGCGAGGACAGCGACGAGCTCGACCGCTTGCAGGTCAACTGGCGTGACCCCGAACGCCCATCGCAGGCCGCGCTCTCCGATGCCATCGTGAAGCAGGTGACGGCCATTCCATGGCTCGCCAACTCCGACGTGGTGTTGGAGAAGCTCGGCTACACGGATTCCGATATCACACGCCTGTTGGTCGACAAGCGCAAGGCCGAGACCCGCAGCGTGCTTGACTCCCTCGTGAACGGAGGCAACAAGGATGACGGACAACCGGCAACTGGACCAGCTGCAAGCCAGCCAAGCCAGAGCGGTGGAACTGGCGCGCCGCGATCTGGCGAAACTGTGGGGGACGCTGCAACAGCTCAGTCCTGAATGGCAGCGTGACATGCTACTCGACTACGTGCCGCAACTGGTCGCCAAATACGGCGACCTCGCGGCACAGGCCGCCTACGAATGGTATATGCGCGTCCGTGGCGAATCGGTGCCCGAATCATGGGAGTACGACCTGTCCGACTCGTTTCCCGGCGACGGCATCGACAAGACGATACGCTGGCAGGCCGGCCACCTGTGGACCGACCCGCAGACCATGCAGGCGTATCTTGTCGGCGCGATGCAACGCTGGGTCATGTATTCGGGGCGCGAAACCATCGCCCGCCTGTGCGAGCACGACCCGTCCGAACCCCGGTACGCGCGCGTGCCGAGAGGCGCGAAGACGTGCGCGTTCTGCACTATGCTCTGCTCGCGCGGCTGGGTGTACCGCAGCGAGAAGACCGCGAAATACGCCAAAGGCTCGTTCAGACTGTTCCACGACGACTGCGACTGCCAGATAGTCCCCGAATGGGACAGGGACCAAGCTCACATCGAGGGCTATGACCCCGACCGCATGTACTCGGAATACATGCACGCCCGCAGCCTCATCGAGAACGGCGGCCTGGACGACGACACCTATCGGATGATAAAGGCCACCACAAAAGGCAATCCCGACAATCCCAACGACCCGAACACGATCACCTATGTGATGCGCCGACTCTACCCCGACCGTTACAAGGACGGCTACGGGGTGCCACGACCGTCGCACTCGAACTGAGATTTTCCCCAACCACCCGCACGGGTGGTTTTTTATGCCCGAAACGGGCCCAACCCACTAGGAGGAACCATGACCGAAGAGGCCAACGGCAACCAGCAGGCGGCATCGACCGAGAACGGAGCGAAGCCGCCCGAAATCGACTACGAGGCCAAATACAAGGAGGCCGTCGCCCATTCCCGCGAATGGGAGAAACGCGCCAAGGACAACAAGACAGCCGCCGACGAACTGCAACAGCTCAAGGAGGCCCAACTGTCCGAAGCCGAAAAGACAGCCAAGCACATCAAAGAGCTTGAAGCCAAGAACGCCGCCTACGAGGCGGAAAAACAGCAGAACGAATGGAAGACGCAGGTCTCCAAGGAAACCGGCGTGCCCATCGCACTGCTCCACGGCTCCACCCTCGAAGAAATGCAAGCCAACGGCAAGGCGCTCGCCGACTACATCGCCGAGAAGACCAAGCCGAAGGTGCACGCCTCCTCCGAATCCAACCAGCCTCCCGCACCATCCGGCTCCTCCGGCGACTGGATCCGTGACCAGTTCCTTGAACAAAAGCAGAAATAACCTCCCCACTCCATAGAAAGAAGGTATGACGATGGTTTCCAACGTGAACTCCATCATCACCAGCGGCGACCTCGGCGGCGGACTCATCCCCACCGAATACGCCACCCAGATTATCCAGGACGCCCCCAAGTCGAGTGTGTCCCTCACCCGCATGCGTCAGATTCGCATGAGCACCCGCACGCGCACGCAGCCGGTGCTTGACTCCAAGCCGATCGCCTACTGGGTTGGCGGCGATACCGGCCTGAAACAGACCACGAAGATGAAATGGTCGGGCCTGAGCATCACGGCCGAGGAACTTGCGGCCATCGTGCCCATCCCGGAGGCCGTCATCGCGGATTCCGGCATCCCAATCTGGCCGGAGGTCATGCCGCGTCTGACTTCCGCGCTCGGCTACAAGCTGGACCAGGCGACCCTTTTCGGCGTGGACAAGCCGTCCAGCTTCCCGGACGGCATCATCCCGCAGGCCATCACGGCGGGCAACACGCTCACCCAGGGCAAGGACCTCGCCAAGGACGTTGCCAGCATGGGTCAGAAGCTCGCCGAACAGGGCTTCGCCATGAACGGCTTCGCCAGCAAGCCGGGCCTGAACTGGGAGCTTATCGGCCTGCGCAACGCCAACGGCAGCCCGATCTACGTGCCGTCCCTCGCCTCGGGGGCCCCGTCCACCCTGTACGGCTTCGGTCTCAACGAGGTAGACAACGGCGCGTGGGATGCCACCAAGGCCGTGCTGCTCGGCGCGGACTGGTCGAACTTCGTGGTCGGCATCCGTCAGGACATCACCTACAAGCTGCTTGACCAGTCGGTTATCTCGGACGATAACGGCAAGGTGATTCTGAACCTCGCCCAGCAGGACTGCGTCGCCATGCGCGTCGTGTTCCGCGTCGGCTTCCAAATCGCCAACCCCATCAACGACGTGCAGCCCGACAAGACGAAGCGCTTCCCCGCCTTCGTGATCGCAGCCCCAAAAGTGTGACGCCGGCACCCCAATCCATCGAGACCAGTCCTGAAACCGTCACCGTTCGAGCCGGCGAAACAACCAATGTGACGGTACGTGTCCTGCCGGAGGGCGCAGACCAGACGGTGACCGCGACTGTCGCTGACAAGTCCATCGCCACGGTGGTGTCCGATGACTGACAATACCGTGTTCGCCCCTCACGAGGATCTGGAAGCCCGGTGGCATCCTCTCACCGACGCGGAACGGGCGCAGGCGGACATGCTGCTGGCCGCAGCACGCGGCTTCGGCATCATCGCATTCTGACATTAAGGAGGCCGTCATGGTCGATGAAACGGAAGAAAACCCATTTGCCACGCATTTGGAATTGGCCAAACGCTGGAAGCAGATGCCGGACGACCCCGATTATGTGGATCAGCGTCTGGCCGATGCCTCGCAGTTCCTCCGCGAACAATGCCCGGATTGGCGGAACATATCGCAGGCGACGCTTGAACGCATCGCCTGCGAACTCGCCAAGGACGCGATCTCATCCGACATGCAGACCGAGGGCGCTGGTTTCGACACCACCGGTGCCAGCAATCTCAGCCTCACGGCGGGCAATTTCACCCAGTCCATGACATTCGCGAACCCTCGCGGCGAATTCTACCTGTCCAAAGGGCAGAAGAAGGCGCTCAGGCTCACCGGCCAACGCTTCTACAGCATCGACCTGTCAAACGGGGAGGCGTCATGAGAGGCGAGACCGTGAAAGTGATGCGATACACGCCGACCGGCGAGACCGACCCCGGCGGCTCGCCAGTCACGAAGGTCGATATCGAGTCGGTGGACAACGTGCTCGTCTCACCAGGCGCGATGAGCAACGCCACCGACTCGATTCGACCTGACGGCGTGACCGTTGCATTCACCTGCCTCTTCCCCCGCAGCTACGCATACCGGAGTCTGCGCGGGGCGAGTGTGCGCATCAATTCACATGACTACGAGGTGATCGGAGACCCGAGACCATTGGACGGCGGAATGAAGCCGACTGCATGGAACCTCACGGTCGAAGTCACCGACGCGGAGGGATAGTGCATGAAACGGGTGAAACTGCATTATTCGGCATTCCAGGCGTACAGGCGCAACGAGGGCGCTCGCGCCGCCTTGTCGGAGGCACAGAAGATCGCGGCCCGCGCCAACTCCATGGCCGCGCCGACTCACGCGGGGCAGCCGTCGTACACGGCGGAGGGCCCGCGGGCGAACGAGAAGGGCGCGACGGTGCTCGTGCATACGGATAATCTCGCCGCGCGCATCGATAACGCCGTGCGCGACACGCTCGCCAAGGCGTTGGGAGGCGGCTGATGAACGCGGAGAAGCTGGTCATGGACTGGCTCAACGCGGCACCCGAACTCAAGGATTATCCCGCGAGCTTCGAGGTTCCCGCCGAATCCAGCGCCACGAACCGTATCCCGTTCGTCACCGTGGAACGCACGGGAGGTTCGGAAGGCCGGTTCGTGTCGAGACCATTGATCGCTGTGCAGGTGTGGGCCGCTTCACGCTGGGAGGCTTCGGACGTGGCACAGCGTCTCGTGCTGCCACGGTTGAAACGCATCGTTGAACTGCCCGAGGTGGCCGATTGGGATATCACCGGCCTGACCGACTTCCCCATGCCGGACGGACGGCCACGCTACCAGATACTCATCCAGCTCACCGTCAAGACCGACGAATGAGCATCATTTCCAGAAAGGGCCTAATCATGGCTAATGAAACAACAACGAAGAACGATTCCACAAACGTGTCGTTCGGCAAGTTCAAGGTCGGCGGCTACGCGTACGCGGCACCCGTCGGCACCGCATTGCCCACCGATTCGGAAAGCGCACTCGACCCCGCTTTCCAGCTCATCGGCTACCTGTCGGAGGCCGGCATCACCAACACGACTGACACCGACACCGCCGAAGTCAAGGACGCGAACGGTACGACCGTGATGAAGGTCATCTCCAGCTACGCCGAATCCTACAAGTTCGTGCTCATCGAGTTCCTGCGCAAGGCAGCGGCGCAGATGCGCTACGGCAACGACGCGGTGACCGGCAAGGACAAGAGCATGGTCATCAAGCATCAGATGCCCGACGATACACCGGTCTCGCTCGTGTTCGAGATCGTTGCAACCGGCAACGTGAAGGACCGTGCCGTCATCGGTTCCGCAACCCGTTCCGAATTCGGCGACCGCCAGATGCATTCGAGCGACGTGCTCGGCTATGACCTCACTGTGAACGCGAACGACATGGGCGATGGTGTCACCTCCATCGAATATATCGGCATCCCAAAAGGCTGACGCCTCTGACTGTGACGGTCTCGGCCCGTGAAGGGGGCCAGACGGTCAATGTGTCGGAGGCTCCAGCATCCGGCCTTCAGCGTCGATACAAGATAACCAGCGCGGACGCGAAACCGGTCGTTGAAAGCGCCACGGTGGTAGACCTCGCGTTCGGTTGGACCGTGTTCCCCTTGGACGGTCAGGTAAACGGCAAGACCGGTCAGGTGGTCACTGTTGTGGATTGCATGGTCAATGGCTCGTATGCGCGTGCGAAGGGCGAGGCCGTGCTGCCGGCCCCGCTGCCGTCCAAACCCACCGGCATCTATGTCACGCCCGAGTCGTTGACACTCAGGGTCGGCGAGACCGCGGGCCTCGACGTCAAGGTGCTGCCGGAGGGCGCGGACCAGACGGTGACCGCCATGGTCGCGGACCCGACCATCGCATCGATCTCTCGAAAAGGAGTGAACCATGGCTGATGAAGTATTTAGTGGTGGGGTAAGCGTCACCGGTGTGGAACCCGGAGCCACCACAATCGCCATCAAGTCGACAACCAATCCGAACATCAGCAAAAAGGTGCCGGTCACGGTCAAATCCCGTAACCTGCTCGCCTACGGTCCCGCGTCGGGCAACGGTCTGACCGTCACCGTGGCGCAGGACGGGTCGCTTGATTTCAGCAGCGGCACCGAATCGGTGCCATTGAACAAGGGCGTGCGCTGGAAGTTCGACGTGCCCGAAGGCATCGTTGGCGTGCCTCTCATCATCTCCTACACGGGCAATGTGCCCGGAAGCCTGATCATCGGCATCTACTCCAACGCGAATAGCCTCGGCGGCGTCTATCAGGGGAAAAACAACATCGTGTTCACCATCCCCAAGGGGACCACACGCGTCGAGCTGCGCATCTTGCGTGGCGGCCTCACGGCCGGCAGAGTGTCGGGCAACCTGAAAATCCAACTCGAACTCGGGAACACCGCGCACGAGTGGATGAAACCCGATGTCACAAGCCTTGAGGGGGGGAGCTATGAGCTAGCGAACCTCGTGCCCTCGTTCGCTTCCGTTGCAAGCTAGTTTGTTTTAGCTTGTAGAACACTCTTGCGGGTGTTCGCTCCAAGTCTCATGCCCTTGGGATGGGGCTGCTTGGTTCGCGTTTCGTTGGGAGAATGCGCACCTGGTGTGCGTCTTGTGTTCCCTCCGCGCGCGTTTAGGGTCTCCGGGGCACTCCCGGCGACCTGAATGTTGATGGCCGCGTTCAGATCACGGTCCATGACCAGCCCGCAGGTATGGCAGACGTAGGTTCTCGTGTTGAGGGACAGTTTGGTTTTCACCGTCCCGCAGCCGGAACAGGTCTTGCTGCTTGGATACCAGCGGTCTATGACATGCAGTCGTGCGCCGGTGCGGGCGCACTTGTATTCGAGCATGCGTCGGAACATGCCGAACCCCTGGTCGAGGATTTCCCTGTTCAGCCCGCTTTTGCGCGCCCGCCCGTTAGGCAGGTACTCGCCCGGGCGCCCGGGATCCTCTTTGGGCTTGTTGCGTCGGCTCATGCCCTTCACGTTCAGGTCCTCGATGCTGATGTCACGATAGGTGGCGGCGAGCATCGTGGTGGTCTTGTCGAGCATGTCGCGGCGCTGGTTGGCGGCTCGGTTGGCGAGCTTCGAGTTCTCCCGTTTGGCTTCGACCCAGCGTTTCGAGCCCTTGTGGCGACGGCTGAGCCTGCGGCTCAGTCTCCGTTGCTTGCGGGCGATGAGCTTCATGCGGTGCGGGTTGGCGATCATGGTGCCGTCCGACAGGGTTGCGAACGTTCTGACTCCCAGATCGATGCCGATGCTGCCTTTCAGATTCGCTGCCGGTTGCGGTTCGTCGCATTCGACGCTAAGGCTGGCGTACCAGCGTCCGCCTTCATGTCGGATGGTCATGCGCGTGATTCTCGCGTCGCCCACGAGTCGGCGCACGTTCTCCATGCAATGCACGCGGCCTATGCGCGGCAGTTTCAGGCCGTGATCGTCGGCTACGCCGAAACTGCCGGTCGTGTACGTGAACCTGGGTGTGGTCTTCGACCTTTTGCGCGGACGCGGCCAGCCCATGCGCCGTCCCTTGCGTGTCCCGCTGCGACTGTCGAAATAGTTGGAGAACGCGTCGGACAGGGACTGGAGACCAGTATTGTAGGCCTCCTTGCTGTTCTCATTCCACCATGGGGCGATTTCACGTTTCCATTCGTTCCACCAGCGGCGCAGCGCGGGCATCGACCAGTCGGCCCTGCCCTTGTCTTGGACGGGCGTGCAGCCGCTCAACTGGCTTCGAATATGCAACAGGGCGATGTTGAACGCGAAGCGGGCGGCGCCCGCATGAGACCACAGTGCCTGTTCCTGCCGTGGGGTCGGATCCAACGCGACCTTGATGCCCTTACGCATGGTCGGCCGCTTTCAGCATGGCTTCGGCTTTATGTGCGGCGGCGCGCCTCCCATAGAGGCGGGCGCAGAACGAGGTCAGCACCTCGGTCATGTCGCGCACGAGATCGTCGTCCAGTTCCGTGTCGTCCACCACGATGAGACGACGGCCCTGCGCGTTCAACGCGCTTTCCACCAGTCCCGCGTTCATGCGCGCGAGCCGGTCGCGATGCTCGACGATGATCGTGCCGATCGACGGGTCGGAAAGCACCCTGTTGAGTTTGCGACGCCGGTCGTTCATACCGGAACCGGTCTCCGTGACCGTCTCTGGGTTGTTGACACCCATATTCAGGGCGAACGCCTTCAACCGGTCGGCCTGCCGTTGCAGGTCGGCTTTCTGGTCGGATGAGGAGACCCGCGCATAACAGACGGTTCGAAGCCCGGTATTCATGGGTTCCGTCTCATACTTGGGATCGTGGATAAGTATCACGCCCGTCGAAGTGCGTTCGAAAGGCACGGGCATACGCCCGGTACGGCACCACAGCCACACCGTCTGCTCGTTCAACCCCTCACGGGAAGCCCATTCCTTAACACGCATGACTCAATTATAACATACTGAAACAAAGGAAACTATAGAATATAGACAACAGCAACACCCCTATACCATGAACGGCGTCACGTTCACCAGCAGGGACGGGCACACCGTGCACGTGAAGGGCACGACGACCGCGTGGGCGCAAATCAACGTATCCGTGCGACTGGACGCGGGCACCTACATGCTCACGTGCGACAACAGCAACGGCTGGAATTACGGAGCCCGGTTCGGCGTCAGTATCAGCGGTCACGACTCACTGGGCAATCCGTCCGTCAAGCTCGAAACAGGCACCTACACCGTCAGCGTGTTCGTCGCCGAAGGGAAGACCGTGGACATCGACCTGACCCCGCGCATCCACCGGCTCGACTAGCCAACACGTCCCCTCGCGGATTCCTTCATTCTCTCCTTGCCGCGAGGGGAATTCTTTTTTAACCGTCAAGGAGAGAACCGCTTTTTTTATCAAGGAGAATCAGAATGTCACGCAACCGAAGCCACCGCAACACAAACGCCAACCAGATTGCCAGCCATCCACAGGACCACAAGCAGTCCAAGAATACGGTTCGCCGTGTCAACGTCCGTGGAATCGATATCGGTATCGACCCGAAGGTTTTGGACGATTGGGAGTTCATGGAATCGCTCTATGACCTTCAGGCCGATCCGAAGGGCAACGCCTTGCAGATCATCCCGTTCCTACGCCGATTGTTAGGCGACTCATACGACAAGGTCAAGAACGGATTGCGAGGCGCAGACGGGCGCATCGACGGCGAAACTATGGGCACCTTCCTGACCGAGCTGTTCGAGGAGATGGGTAAGGCTTTCCCAAACTCATGACGCTCGTGCTCCTGCTCGACCGCTGTCCTGACCAGTTGGCGGCGGACATGAGAAGGGAGTACGGGCTCGGCATGCACGACCTGGACCCGTTGGAGACGGCCGCACTGGCCGCGAACCTCCCCGCAGGCTCACTCGTCTGGCAGACGTTGGACACGCCGCGCGCGTGGACGTTCGACCAGTATCTGGCCGTGCTGCGCATCGAACAGATGAACCAGTGGATCTGGGCAAACGGCGACCCGAGGAAACGCGGCCCGCAACCCCGGCCGCTGCCACGCCCCGGCCAACACCACGCCACGCCGGAAGCAACCGGCCCGGCCATGGAAGCCGGATCAGAGAACCCAGAACCCGATGGCAACACCATCCGTCGCACGCGCACCATCAAGGCCGTTGGCATGAGCGTCGAACAGCTCGACCGATTCATGAGCCAACGGTTCACGACCGTGAACCGTGTGGAGAACCGGCCGCAGACCGGACAACCATAACCGAACAGAGGAAGGCGAAACAATGGCCTATAATCTCGCCACCGCATATGTGCCCATCGTGCCCTCCATGGAAGGCGTGGGCAAGGCCATTGAAAAAGCGTTCGGCGACGCATCCAAAACCACCGGCAGTAAGACCGGACAGAGCATCGGCCAGGGACTGTCCGTCGGATTCGCCTCCAAGGTCGGAGCCGTGGCCGGCATCACGTCCAACGTGTTCAGCAAGGTCGCGTCCGTCGTCACGTCCAGCCTTGGTTCCGCAGTTGACCGCGCCGACCAGATGAACAACTTCCCGAAGGTCATGAAGAACCTCGGATATTCGGCCACCGATGCGGCCGCGAGCATCAAGAAGATCAGTGACGCGCTCGACGGTCTGCCCACCACCAGCTCGGCCATGACCGGCATGGTCCAGCAGCTCGCCCCACTGACCTCGAACCTCGACGAGGCCACCGACATCGCTTTGGCGTTCAACAACGCCATGCTCGCCGGCGGCGCTTCGACCATGGAGCAGGAGAACGCGCTCACCCAGTACACGCAGATGCTCTCCGCCGGCAAGGTGGACATGCAGGCGTGGCGCAGCATCCAGGCGGCCATGCCCGGCCAGCTCAATCAGGTCGCCGAAGCCATGATGGGCGCGGGACATAATGCGAACGACCTGTACGAGGCCATGAAAAGCGGCAAGTTCAGCTTCGACGACTTCAACAAGGCCGTCATGGACCTCAACCAGAACGGTTTCGGCAAATACGCCTCGTTCGCACAGCAGGCCAAGGACGCGACGCAGGGCATCGGCACGGCCATGGAGAACGTGAAGAACCGCGTCGCCAAGGCCGTGCAGAAGGTCATCGATGCCGTCGGAGTGGAGAACATCGCCGGCGCGATCAACAGGTTCAGCTCCCAGTTCGGCAAGGTGGGCGACGCGGCCGCCGGCATGGTCACGGACGTGAAGAAGAAGTTCTCCGAAGCGGGCAAGTGGATCACGGGCCTGTACGACAAGCTCGACAAGACCGGCGCGATAACCCGGTTCAAGGACACCATCTCCACGGCGTTCGAATCCGCGCGCAGCCGCGTCACCGAGGCGGTAGACCGCATCGCCGGGTCGTTCAAGGGCCTCGTGCCGGACGGCGCGATAGTCTCCGCCATCGAGGACGTGCTCAAATACGTGGGCACGGTGTTCTCCGACTTCGCGGACTGGGTGGCCGACACCGTCGAATGGTGGAGCAAGTTCATCGCCGCACTGAAAGACACCGGGGCCGTGCAGCAGCTTGCCGGCGCGTTGGGCAGCCTGTTCGACGCTATCGGCGACGTCGCTGACGCCTTCCGTGGTGCCGGCGACATGGCCGAATCAGCGGCCGGCCGCTTCGACTCGGCCAAGGGCTCCGCGGAACTGCTGGGTGCGGTTATCAAGGTCGCGGCCGACCTCGTGCAGAAGATGGCCGACCAGCTCAAACGCGTGGCCGAATGGGTGAAAAAATTCACCGACACTCTCTCCGACAGCGGCGCATTGGACACGTGGATGGACGCGCTCGAACGCATATTCTCCGCGCTCGGCGACGCCCTCGGCTCATTGAAACGGCTCGGCAAGGCGTTGGACGGCGGCAAGAAGTCCGCCGAAGGGGCGGGTGACGGGCTCGACACGGCCGCCGCCGCCGCGAAAGGATTCGCCGCGTACATCGGGGCGGTCGCCAATGTGGTCGAGACCGTCGCCGGAGTGTTGGACGGCATCGCGTCGGCGGCCGGCAAACTCGCCGACGGCATCGACTGGCTCAACGAGAAGTTCCCCATCCTCGGCCAGGTGATCGGCTTCCTGCTCGACCCGATGGGCTCGCTGGCCGACATGGCCGGCAGCCTGTTCAGCTTCTTCTCCGGCGACGCCGGAGCCACCGCCGTCAACGACTTCACGGCCACGTTCGTGGAACCGGTGAAGGCCAAGCTCGACGAAATCGGACAATGGTTCCAATCATTGCCGCAGAAGGCCATGGACGCGGGGAGCCAGTTCCTGACCAACATCGGCCAATGGTTCCAGCAGTTGCCGCAGACCATCGGCTACTGGCTCGGCTACGCCATCATGCTCCCCATCGCGTTCGCCCAACAACTGGGTTCCAAGGCGATGGAAGCCGGACAGAACTTCGTGACGAACCTATCGAACTGGATACAGCAGCTGCCGTCACAAATCTGGACATGGCTGACTCAAACCATCCAGAACGTGCAGGCATGGGGAAGCCAGATGATGGCGCAGGCCGGAGACGCGGGAAGCCAGTTCCTGACCGGGCTTGGCCAATGGCTCCAGTCGCTGCCCGGACGAATCTGGCAATGGCTGACCGGCGCGATAAGCAGCGTGCAGGCATGGGGCGGACAGATGGGGGCGGGCGCACGCAACGCCGGCAACCAGTTCCTGCAAGGTATCACCGGCACATTGCAGAGCCTGCCCGGACGCATACAAAGCCTGTTCTCCAACGCGGGCTCGTGGCTCCTCTCATCCGGCCGCAGCATCATGGACGGTCTCGCCCAAGGCATCAGGAACGGCATCAGCGCCGCCGTTGACGCCGCATCCAACGCGATGGAGGCCATCTCGAAACTGTTCCCGCACTCCCCGGCGAAGGAAGGCCCGTTCAGCGGCCACGGCTGGACCCTCTACTCCGGCCAAAGCATCATCGACGGTCTGGCCGAGGGTATGCTCCAACGCCGGGCCGGCCTCGTGGACGCCACCCGCGCCGCGATCAGCCCGGCCAGCATGGAACTCATGCATGGCATGGACACGCCACGCCCTAGCGTCGGCACAGGCACCGCGAACGGCACATACCAGAACCAGTCCGGCGAACTACTCGGAGAACTCCTATCGGAGCTGCGCGCACTGCACGCGGATATGCCGCTGATTATGGAGAAGCTTGGCATCGAGGTGGATGGTCGTGAACTCGGAAGGGTGATACGCAATGCGATCGCTTAGTTATGTGTGCGCCTCGACCGGTGAGACGATCCCACTGGAAGGGCCCGATATCTGGGCTCAGACGGCGGAGGGACTGCGCGGCCGCGAATGGTCGTACACCCTCGGATACCGGAGTCTGACCGGAGTAAGTCGTACGGCGCGCGAGGCCGAGCTTGACCTAACCTATGTCCGCTGCCCCGAGAAGGTGGATTGGACGCGTCGCCTGTTCGACGCGGACGTTGCCGCAGGCACACCCGGTGTGTTCGACGCGGACGGGTGGACCACGCGCGCCTACGTGGTCAAGGCCGAACCCGCGAGCATCACGCCGAACATCATCCGTCAGAAACTTTCCATCGTCCTGTTGGACGGCATCTGGCGCAAGCCGGGCGACGTGCAGCATTTCTGGTCGGATGCGCTGCAACCGGGCCTCGACCTTGATTACCCGCACGACTATCCGCACGACTACATGCCGACCACGCGCAACGCGGTGGTCTCGAATCCCATGCCCACGGCCATGCCATTCAAGATGGTGATTTACGGGCCCGCGTCGAATCCGCAGCTCACGTTTGGCGGCAACCGATACGCGTTCGACATGGAGATTCCAAGCGGCTCCTTCGTGACCGTCACCTCGATTGCAGGCCGACGTACCATCGTCATGACCGCCGAGAACGGCGACACCACGAACGTGTTCGACAAGGGCCGGCGCGGAACCGGTCTCAACGGCGGCGAATACATCTTCCAGCCCATCCCGCCCGGAGACAACGCCGTACAGTGGCAAGGTTTCGGCATTGATCTGACCGTCTACATGGAAGAAAGCGAACCAGTATGGTCGAATTGATAATCACTGGCCGAAACGGCATCGACCGGGAAAGCATCGCCGATTACAAGCTCGATGCAGCCTGGGGCGCGGACGAGAACGATTTCGAACTCACAGTGGACCGGCTCATCGACGCCGGCAGCTACGTGTATTTCGACGGGTCCGAATGCGGCGGAATCGTGGACGCCCTGAAGGACAACCTGAAACGGGGCGAATCCACCCTCACCTACTCGGGCCGCACGTGGCATGGCATGCTGGCGGACAAGATTTTGGAGCCGGACAAGGGCAAGGATTACCTCACCGTTTCCGGCACGGCGAGTTCGGTCATCGGCTCGCTCATCAGTCGTGTGGGGTTGGATGCCGTGTTTGACGCGGTGGATGCGCCCACTGCCGGCGCGCAGACCATCAAAAGCTACCAGTTCGACCGTTACGTGGATGCGTACTCGGGGCTGCGGAAGATGTGCGCCGCGTCTGGCCTCAAGCTGCGGCTCGCCTACGCTTCCGGGAAGGTCCGCGTCTGGGCCGAACCGGCA